CAGCCTCGATCCTTCCTGCAGCGTCGGTAAAAACGTTACCGGCAAACTTCTTTGATCGCATCGGAAAGAAATTGATCGTGCGAGCAAGTGGCCGCATCAGCACCGTAATCACTACTCCTGGTACCACGCTCTTTGATGTGCGCATGACCGGTACGGTAGTGTTCACTTCGCTGGCGATTCTGAACGACACGGTGGCCGCGCATACCAACGTCGGATGGAATCTGGAAATTGAGATGACGTGCCGTGCGATCGGTGCTGCCGGAAATCTGTACGGCCGTGGCCGATGGGAGTCAGAAGATCTTCTCGGTGTACCGGCAACGGCTCCGAAGGGATGCCTTGCAGCCGTGCTCCCTTGGAATTCATTTCCAACCGTCGGTGGTAACTTCGATACCACGATTGCCCACGTGTGTGACCTGTTTCACACGCAGACCGTAGCCACTGGATCCATTCGGTGTGATGACTTCTCGCTCTGGTCCCCGAATTAAACTATGCCTCCTCCCATTAGACGTCGGCCACCACGAGCAATCCCGCCACTCATTCGTTCGCATGGCGGGATCGATCTTCGTCCGACACTCAAATCGGTCACTCCGAATTCTGATCGGATTGCCGGAGGAATCACAGCCACACTTACCGGAACAAATTTCAGGTTATCTGACACCGGAACCTTACCACAAATCTGGTTGACGAATCCTGCAACAGCCTATTCCGCTCAAGCCAGCGGTGTCGTGTTAGTCGATTCCCAAACCATTACCTTCACCGTTCCCCCGGCTGATTTCACGGCTCTCTTCGATATCGAACTACGGATTGTCGATGCGTTAAATTTCCAGACCGCATTCCTCCTGGGATCGTTTACGTACGCATCTAGTGCGATCATCAGCATTTCACCGCCGTATGGGCCTCTCGCTGGAGGAACCACCGTTCTGATTTTCGGATTCAATTTCGTAACTGGATCCACTATCACATTCGGGGGATCTCCGGCGACTAGTGTCCTCTTTATCGATAGTCAGCATTATTCGGCGGTCACCCCCAACCATGCGTTGGGTGCGGTGGATGTTGTCATTACGGAACCGGGTCTCTCAACTTCCACGCTGCGGAATGGATTTCAATATACGCTCCTCACACGAGCGAATGATATCCGACGCACACCAGGGATCATCATCAATGATCAACTGAATAACACTCCCAATAACTGTGCCTTCACGGTTGATGGTCAAAGCAATCGGCCTACCGTTGGTGAGAAGGTTGAAATTATTGACGCAGCCGATAGTAATCGTTTGCTTTTTGCCGGATCCGCTCAACGGGTCGAACAGATTTACGAGGAGCTTATCGATCAACTCGCATGGCGGGTGGAATGCGTGGATTGGACGTGGTTGGCAAATCGAAGGAGGCCATTCGGCATATATACAAACGTATCGGCATCTGAAGTCGCCATCGATCTCAATACAAGGTTTGCTCCTGGCTTTACGGCCGCTCATGTTCAAACGAATCTCGCAAAGGTAACGGTTGAATTCGATGGCTCGCTAACGCTCGGTCAGTGCTACGATATGATCGCAGCGATGATCGGCGGTGGACATTGGTATTACGACTACGTGCAGGATCTTCATTTCTTCCACGTGGTATCAGAAAACCTCAGCCTTGGTCCGATTCCTCCTCCAGTCATCATCTCAGTCGTTGGTACGCCGATGACGGTTGAAGAAGGCACCGGTATTCCTTCCACGTTCCGATTTAATCCGGGATATTATTTCTGCCGTAACACGTTCGTTTATAGCGATGGAACAGAATCCGAATTCCAGGCATGCTCGAACGTACTCTATCTGACCGGAGCGAACATTCTGGAGTTCAGTAATATTCCTCTCGGTGCAGCTATCGGACCGCTTACCTGTGTGAAGCGACGCATTTATTATAACGAGATGCTTTCCGGAAAGTACGGAGGAGGCCGGGCTCTTTCCGATGTGTTAAAATTTCTCGAAATCGATAACACCATTACCGCTTTCACTACGTGGTTCGGCCTCACTGGCATTTCTGATCTAACCATTACCGCGATTGCTTCGACACTGCCGATTCCAGTCAAAGCATTCACCGGTCATCCGGTTGGACCAGATACGGCCTTAACTGCTACGATCAACATCAATTCCGGAAGTGCGTATTATAACGGCGGGCGATTCCAGTTCCGGGTGGCGAACCTCTATCGGGATGGAACCGTATCATTTGCTGGCGTTGCATCCGAAACCGTAATTAAATGGTTGAAGACCAATGAAGGGGTTCGAAGTTTTACGTTTTCCGTAATCCCGCTTGGTGACACAATCAATGGTGTGGATGTTATCGCACGGCTGATCTATGTGAGTACTGGTGGATTTGCGGAGATGCCTAATCAACGAGGCACCGACGCGTGGTGGGCGGATAAAAAAACATCAGGGGATGAGGTTTACGACGAGGAGGGAAGCGACGGATTTTGGCGACGATCCGGGATGGGTGGTGAACCCGATTGGTCGCCAGACAATACCAAGGGAGTATGGATCGTTCCCGATAATGAAACCGAAGACATTCAAAGTGCTGTGATGGGGAATCCGGCTGGAGGATCGGCCGGAAAGAGTTTTGCTCAAGTGCTTGCGGAACTTCAGGCATCACACGCTGGAGGAGATCTCTACGCGGACTTCGGATCGCGGATCGGGTACAACGATGCCCTGGTGTTGCAGGGTATGGGATCGGTGCCTACGACATTTGCGGCTCTCGCTGCAGTAATTGGAACCGGGGATCTCAAAAAGCTCATGACACCAGCGGTCGCCGATCCCGCTATCGGTTTACCGCTCGTCGGCTTTGCGAATGTCCCGTACTGGAGTGTCGGTCAGCTTTCCGAAGATCCGTTACCGAACTGGCCGAACAATGACGGTCCCAGTTTAGAACTGGATCCCCCTCCGGATGATATCGATTCTCTCAACACTACCATGTTGAAGACTCCACCTTTTACGTCCTCGGTGGATTTATCCCAGATTCGGAATCGCATCTTTGTAATCGGATCAGGAAGCTCAGTTGTTGCGGCCGGAGCCATCGGAGCGACCGAACTCCAAGTGGCAGACATCACACAATTTTCTCCGAGTGGTGGAACCGTTCGAGTTGGAAATCAGATACTCGGCTATCATGGTGTGACCGGAACGCCGGACCAAGCCTTCATTGTATTGAGTAGCACGTTATCGGGTCCAATCAAGCAGGGTGCTACCATCAATAATTTCCTAGAAGCTAATCACCTTGGCTCGCAACAACTTCTGGGAAAGGTCGAACTTGATAAAGACGGCAATCCGACTGACGGCGTACATGAATACACTATTGTGAACGGGGACTTCAAGGCTCCATTCCAATTGTGGATGGCTGCTCAAGCGGAACTCGAACTCTACGCGATGCCGATTATCACTGTGCATTATGCGACCAGAGATCCAAAATCGAAATCTGGAGCCATGGTACATATTGACCAGGATGATCCGCCGTGCCAAGGAGATTTCCTCATTCAAGAGGTAAGCATCGATCAGATTCATGACGAGTCCGATGAACTCATTCCTCGTAGACAGGTCACCGCTTGCTCTGTGCGCTATGAACTAAATGATCTACTCCTCCAGATTCTCAAGAACAAAAATGGCGGTGGCGGGGCAACGTTGGTGGGCATTGTCCCCAGTGCCATTACCGCAACGGTTGGAGCAACAACTACTGGCGCAACGTTTCGAAAACGAGGAGAATGCTTTTCCGTTTTCTCTCCGCCAAGCACCGGAACTTTTACTCCCGGTCCCTCCGGGATAATTCTTTCGGCCTTTTCGGGTGGTGTCGCGCCAACGGGAAAGATCGATGTTCGCGGCTCCTGGTTTACCAATCGCATTGCCTCGACAGCCGGAGCAAATGGTTACAGCATGTCCAGTATCCGATTGGGTAATTTGGCACAGCTTCCCAAAGTCACGTGGAGGGTTCTGACATCTACGGTTGCCGATAGCTTCCACGCCTACGGACAATACATAATGGCGCTCGCTGATAAAGGAAGTGCGTGGCTCGGTGATTCAAATGAATCCGGTATCTATGTAAGACGCAACTCCGGCAACTGGCCAGCGTTTACCGGCGGAAGTTCTAGTTGGCAGATTGTCGTTGTGCAAGAGGGTGGTTTGACAACCACTTACTACGGTCCGGTAATTCAACCGGACACGGTGTATATTGTTATCATCGAAGCTACGGGACCAACCAGTGCCAGAGTTTCAATCAATGAGTACGTATTGGAATTGAACAATCTCAATATCACTGACTACCTCTGTCCATGCGGTACCGTTCAGCATTATTCAAATGATCCAAAACCAAACATCGGGTTGTGGCTTGGTCATATCCTCTGGGAGTCGAACTAAATATGGAACAAAGTCAAACGATGATCGTGTGGGGTGTGATCACGGCCGTGGTCGCACAGATCATGACTCTGCTCACCATCATGTTTAATACCAGGCAAGCACGGCTCCGTCGGGAAACCGAACGGAGAGAGGAGTTGGAAGATCGCGCGGAGTTGAGACGGATCGAGGTGGAAGACCGTGCGACTCTGGCTGCGAAGGTGATCGCGTCGAGCACGGACCTTGCGAAGAAAGTGGCAGAGACCACCGTCAGTATTCACGAAGCGATTGCCGACAATACGCGTGAGACAATCAAGGTGGGAGAGAAGGCCGATGCCGCGTACACGGAAGCGAATGATTCCAACTTGAAGGTCAAGTCCATAAACAAAGAGATCAGCGATCTGAATCAACGGCTCCTCGATCGCGAGAAGGGAAAGAGCCGTACCGGAGATACCATCCAATGACGGACATCCAGATCATCGACGCCATCGAGAAGCAGGAAGGGTGGCCTAAGTTCACCAACCGTGCTGATGATCTGGGTGGTCCAACCAAAGGTGGCATTACCCTCACGACTCTTCGGGCGTGGCGGAACAATCCGAAGTTACAGATCGCGGACCTGAAGGCTCTAGAGCGGCCAGAAGCGAGAGCCATTTATCAATTCATGTTCCTGCAGCCGTTCGTTGCTATCCTTGATCCGGCTCTCCGTCATTACTGTATTGACTTGGGCGTGCTCCGTGGCCCACGCAAGGCCGCGATGATGCTGCAGGATATCGTTGGCGT